AACTGCCAATAGCTACAAGTGCCGATGTGCTTCTTGTAGGGGGAGGAGGCGGTGGCGGAAGGTCAATTGGTGGTGGTGGTGGCGGCGGTGGATTTAGAACAAAAGCAATCACGCCAGTATCTGCTGCCTCTTACACAATCACTGTTGGATCACCTGGAAGCGGTGGGTCTTTTGCAGTTCTTACCAAAGGTGGCGATGGAGGAAATTCCTCAATAGCCGGAAGCGGGATTACGGCCGATCCTGGTTCAGCACCAGCCAACACAATTGTCGCTTATGGTGGTGGTGGAGGCGGTGCTTATGACACACCCACAGGCATATCCGCAAACAATGGCGGTTCTGGTGGTGGTGGCGGTGCTGGAAACATTACAGGTGGTAGCGGCGGAAATGGAAATTCACCCACAACGTCACCTTCACAAGGAAATAATGGTGGTGCAGGCAGAGGCGGCACATTCCCGTGGAGTGGTGGAGGCGGTGGTGGCGCCGGCGGGACAGGAGGAACAGGAACGACAACCGCTGGAGCTGGTGGCGCTGCTAGCAGTAGCGATTACAGCGGAACAAGTACAACCTACGCCGCAGGGGGCGGGGGCGGCGCTCATCAATCTGGAGGCACGGGAGGTTCTGGCGTAAGTGGTGTTTCGGGTGCCGGAGCTGTTACAGGTGGTGCAACCGGAGGTTCTGGAAGCGATGCCGCTGGCAATGGCGCAACAAACCGAGGTGGAGGTGGTGGTGGCGCGGCTTTTGATTCAGGTTCTTCAGGAAATGGTGGTTCTGGAGTTGTGATTGTTAGGTATTCAGATACTTTTCGTCCTGCAACCGCAACCACTGGATCGCCAGATATATCAACGAGTGGCGGATACCGTATTTACAAATTCACCGGCAACGGTTCAATTACATTCTGAGGTAGCACATGGCTCATTTTGCAAAATTGGATGAGAACAACAATGTGCTTGAAGTCCATGTTGTTCACAATAACGAACTGCTTGACGAGAACGGTGTTGAGCAAGAACAAAAGGGTATTGATTTCTTGGTTTCATGGTCTGGTGGCTATCCGCACTGGAAGCAGACCAGTTACAACGGCAACTTTCGCAAGAATTATTGCGGGCCTGGGTATACCTACGACTCAGTTCGTGATGCGTTTATAGCCCAAAAACCAACACTAGACGCTGTACTTGATGAGGCAACCTGTCAATGGATTGTTCCAGGCCATGTTGCTGACGCTATTGGCGCTGACTCCCTTGGAGCGTAAACCGTGGAACCAAACGCTAAAGACGTGGAGGCTAAATTGTCAACGCATGAAGCAGTCTGTGCTGAACGTTACGCGGGCATCAACGCCCGCTTAAAGCGTTTGGAGCAAATCCTTATCGCAAGCGCAGGAGCGATTATCCTGTTGCTGCTCAATACAACGTTCAAGTTGCACTGATATGTTTGACCTGTTATCCGGTGGACTTCTCGGTTCGATCTTTGGCGGGCTATTCAGGCTTGCGCCAGAGATCCTAAAGTTCATGGATAAAAAGAACGAACGGCAGCATGAGCTCAATATGTTTCAACTCCAAACCGATTTGGAGAAAATGCGCGGCCAATTCAGGATGGAAGAGAAGTACGTTGACCATTCCATTGCGCAACTTGATACGATCAAGGCCGCATTTGAAGAGCAAGCCGAAACCGCCAAATCAGCTGGTTGGTTCGTGGCGGCCATATCCGCGCTAGTGCGTCCAGGGATCACCTGGTCGCTTTTCTTTATGTACGCAGCCGTGAAGGTTGCCGCCATCTATCTAGCGTTTGAATCGCAAGCGAGTTGGCAAGACGTGCTAAACCAATCATGGGACTCGGATGACTTTGGCCTTTTCACGATGTGCGTGTCATTTTGGTTTGTTGGCCGATCCATTGAGAAGTACCAGAAGCAATGAAAGAAGCCATCAAGATCGCCAAAGACTTATTGGTGGTTCCGTTTGAGGGATGCGCTAAGGTATTGCCAAACGGTATGGTTGCCGCGTACCCAGATCCCGGTTCCAATGGCGATCCTTACACGATAGGGTTTGGGACAACAGCCCCGGACGTAACGCCAACAACCGTTTGGTCGATGGCGGAATGCGAGAAACGCTTAGAGGCTCACCTGATTCACTTTGCCACAGGACTTATCAAACTATCACCGAGGCTTGTTTCCGCCGCGCCACGCCGATTCGCAGCTGTCCTGTCGTGGGCATACAATTGCGGACTAGGAAACTATCGGGTCTCAACGTTTAAGCGGCGCATCGACGCAGGCGATTGGGCAGGAGCGCGCGAGGAGTGCGTGAAGTGGAACAAGGCGCGCGGACGTGTGATGCGTGGTTTAACGCGCAGACGTGAAGCTGAAGCACTTATGATGAGATAAACATGCTTGCACCGCTGAAAATACCACCAGGCGTTTACCGGAATGGCACCAATTACCAGGCCGCGGGTAGATATTGGGACGCCAATCTGGTTAGGTGGTACGAAGGAACCATGCGCCCGATTGGTGGATGGCAACGCGCTACCACTGACACGCTATCAGGTTCAGCGCGTGGCATGTTTTCATGGCGTGACAACGATTACGATAAGTGGCTTGCAATTGGCACACATACCAAACTTTATGTTTGGAATGGCGGAAACTTTTACGATATAACGCCATCCAGTTATACCGTAGGGCGATCTTCATCATTTGCTGGTTACGGCTATGGCGCAGGTAGTTACGGAGCGTCAACCTGGGGAACCAAGCGATCTGTTGGCGCGGAACTTGATGCTACAACTTGGTCGCTCGATAACTGGGGCGAAAACCTTGTAGCGTGCGCCAACTCAGATGGAAAACTTTACGAGTGGGCGCTTAACACAGGGTCGGACGCCGCTGTCATCACAAACGCGCCAACCGACAACACGGCACTAATCGTTACACCAGAGCGTTATTTGTTTGCTTTGGGCGCTGGCGGTAACCCGCGTTTAGTGCAATGGTCAGATCAAGAGGACAACACGGTTTGGACGCCATCAGGAACGAATACCGCGGGATCGTTAGAGTTACAGACTAACGGTCGCATCTTGGCGGCAAAACGTGTGCGCGGACAGATTTTAATTTTGACGGAAACCGATGCCCATGTTATGAACTATCTTGGGCCGCCATTGGTTTATGGCCAGGAAAAGGTTGGTTCGTTTTGCGGTATGGTGGGCCCGCAAGCGTGCGCCGTTATTGAAGGTGGCGCGGTTTGGATGTCAGCCAAATCATTTTTCTTGTTTAACGGACAGATTCAACCGTTACCTTGCTCGGTTGGCGATTATGTGTTTACGGACATCAACCTTGATCAAACCGCCAAAGTGTATGCAGGGCAAAACTCGGCTTTTGGCGAAGTGTGGTGGTTCTATCCTTCAGCGTCATCAGACGAGGTTGATCGGTACGTCATTTGGAATTACCGCGAAAATCATTGGTCAATTGGCGCATTAACGCGAACATGCTGGACGGATGCAGGCGTTTTCCAATACCCGTTGGCGGTCGGAACAGATGGTTATCTTTACGAACATGAATCAGGATGGACAGATAACGGAACCCCTATCACGTCCACGCGTTACGCGGAATCAGGCCCGGTTGAACTATCAACGGGTGATCGGTTCATGGCAGTGCGGCAAATATTGCCGGATGAAAAGTCACAAGGGCAAGTGAAGTTAACGTTTTACACGAAACCCACACCAGAATCATCAAGCACAACTTATGGCCCCTATACCATGCAACCGTACACGAATGCACGGTTCACAGGCCGCCAAGTAGCAATGCGCGTTGTTGGCAATGCTGATGCTGATTGGCGTGTTGGAACGATTCGTTTGGATGCTGTAGCGGGAAGCGGACGATGAGACTACCCAATCCGCCACAAGATTACTCGTCATCCATTGAGCGCGAACGCAATCGAGCCATTGAAAGCGCTGATGCGTTGAATCTGAAGAAGTTGCAGGATGTCGAGTTTGTTGAGGGTGCGCGGTTAATTTTGCGCTCGCCCAATGGAACGCGGTATAGCATTACGGTCAGCAATCTTGGCGTGATCACTGCAACGTCAATTTAGAGGTAGAACATGGCAACGAAAGCAGACATTCAAACGCTTTATCAACAAACGCTGAACCGCGCGCCGCGTGACGATGAAGTCAATTGGTGGCTCATGTCCGCCAATAACGAAAAGTGGACGCCGGCGCAATTACGCGGAGCGTTTCTGCGCGATGCCATTCCAGAGCTTTACACGTCAACACTTGGACGTTCACCGAATCCTGATGAAGTGGCGTATTGGCAATGGGCACAGGGTGAGTTGGCATCACCTACCGCATTGCGCACCGAGTTTATACGTTCAGCGCAACCCGAAATAGCGATCAACGCTGCAAGGCAATCCGGTGCCAATAGGCAAATGCAAGGCATCACGGCAACAGGTTTAGCGGGTCGCACTTATACACCATACGCTGGCGATTACACACGTTATGGCTTTGGCCCTGAATCGTTGCTATTTACCAACACTGGTCAAATAACGCCATACACACTACCGGAAGGTTCTAAGTGGAGGACTGCTGCCGCTGAAGCATCACCATCCGATCAAACCGATCAAGTAACTAGCCAGGCGGCAAAAGATGCCGCTGCTGCAACGCAACAAGTAGCACAAAACGTTGGTTCTTCAGTCACGCAGGGCGCAACTAATCAGCAACTTCAGACGACTGGCGGAACATCCACATCAACGGGTGGCTTGCTTGACATGGGCAAGGACAATTTCATTGATGATCGGTCAATTTTATCGACTGGCGGACCAGTGACAGACAGTCTTTTGAATGTTCAAACGCAACCCGTTATTCAGCAGCCCGTAGTCAATGAAACCATTGCAACGCAACCCGTTGTCAATCCTTACGATCAACAAGTAACAAGTTGGTATCAAGGTTTGCTAGGGCGCGCGCCAACGCAAGCCGACTTAAATTATTGGGGCGGCGAATTAGCCAAAGGCATTGACGCTGGCGCGATTCAGGAAAGCATTGGCACATCACCCGAAGCCTTATTGAATCGTGAATATCGCATGTCGTTGGGTCGCACGCCAACGCAAGCCGATTACAACTATTGGCTTGGTGACGTGTATGGCCAAGGCACATCAATCGGTGACATCCGCCAAGCGATCAGATCATCACCTGAAGCGCAACTGTTCTCTGGTTACAACACGGCAGCGCAAAACGTTCAACTTCAGCCTTATGACTTTTACTTGAATCAGTTGACGGGTGGCGCGCCAGTGCAAGGTTTATTGTCAACGATCAATCAACCGCAATTTGTCAACAATGGACTGCTGGCGACGTCATGAATGCCTTTGATGCCGCCAATTGGAGACGGTGCATACCGATCATTGAATCCGCATTGCAATACAGCGGCGGCACGCATAATATCGACGATATTGAACGAGCAATTACCGCCAAGACGATGCAGTTTTGGCCAGGTGCGCAGTCAGCAGTCATCACAGAGATTCAGGTTTACCCTCGCCTCAAAGCGCTTCACTATTTTCTTGCTGGCGGGAACCTCGAAGAACTCGCGCGTATGCGTCCAATCATTGAGCATTGGGCCGAATCAATCGGATGTCAACGAGTCACGTTAGCCGGAAGACGAGGTTGGATTCGTTCGTTTTTGGCGGATGAAGGTTATCAAGAGAAATGGACGGTCATGTCCAAGGAGTTGAAGAAATGAGCAAAGGCGGCGGCGCAAGCGGAACAACCACCACAAGGATCGAGCCTGATCCAGAGTACAAACAAGCAGCGCTTCAGAATTATGCGTTTGCCCAACAAGTTGCACAGCAACCTTATCAGGCTTATGGCGGACCAAGGATTGCAGGATTTACGCAACCGCAGCAAGAAGCCATGGCAGCGATCCGCCAGTCACCATTAAGCCTTGGCGAATCTATGCAGCAATTTTATAACCCGTATAACGAGCAAGTAATCGGGAACACGCTGCAAAACATCGAGAATCAACGATTGATGCAACAGCAACAAACCCGCGCGCAAGCCGCCAAAGCTGGCGCATACGGCGGAACGCGCCAGGCAGTGCAAGAAGCGTTGCAACAACAAGCGGCGCTGCAAACTGGCGCTCAAGCCGCGGCACAATTAGCGCAGCAAGGATTTGGCCAGGCAGCCGCGCTCGGTGCGCAAGACATTGGTTTGCGCCAACAAGCCGCATCAGCACTGCAAGCAAGTGGCGCTCAACAGCAAGCCATGAATCAAGCTAATTTGGATTTGGCGTATCAAGATTTTTTACGCCAACAGCAATATCCACTTCAGCAATTGCAAATCCTTCAACAGGGTCTCGGCCAAACAAATCTTGGTACGCAGCAAACATCACCGTACTTTCAAAACACGGGCGCATCAGTGCTTGGCGGCGCGCTCGCAGGATCGCAACTCGGACCGCTTCTTGGATTCACTGGCCCTTATGGCGCTATTGCCGGCGGTCTTCTTGGATTGTTGAGGTAAATCATGGCAACAAGTTTTGATTTCGCAAACCTTGGTGGGTTGCTTTTTGGCGGCGGCATGGAAGAAGATCCGCTGTCAAAGCTATTAAAAGCGCAAGCGCCAAACTTGCAAGCGCAAGCCGGTAGGCAAGGTGCGCTTCAAGCCGCGGCTGCGCTACTCCAAGCCGGTGCGCCATCAAGGATGCCAACCACACTTGGATCTGCGCTCGGTGCGGCGCTTCAAGCTGGACAAGCCGGCTATCAAGGTGCGCAGCAACAAGGATTGCAACGCATGATGCTGGCTTCGCAACTTCAGCAAATGCAGCGCAATCAGCAACAAGAGCAAGCATTCCGCCAAGCGATCCAAGGCCCAACACAGGCGCAAAAATTTGCCGCTGGTCAACAAGCGCTTGCACAGGGTGGCGGACCAACGCAAGCCGCGGCAGCGGCGCAAGAATCAGCGATGGCGCAACAACCTTTTGCGAATCTAACAAAAGAGCAACGCGCTTTGATTGCTTCAATGCCTTATGAAAAGGGCGTGGAGTATGCCGCCAAGCTAGCCGAAGAAGAATTTGGATCGCCGCAATCAGGCATTATTGGCGGTCAACCATCAACTTACGTTGTGAGTAAGCGCGGCAACATTCGCGTTCTTGACGTTAAGCCAACGCCGGATCAGACGCAAGTTGATACAGGCGCGGAAATCTTGATCATGGATAAAGGCACAGGGACCATTGTTCAGAGGATACCAAAAGCCATTGGACCTGCTGACCTTAAACGACTTGGGTTTGAAGAAGAACGCATTGGACTTGAAAAACAACGCGTTGGCCTTGAGCGCGCAGGACTTGGCCTTCGCCAGCAAGAATTTAACCGCGGTAATTATCAGATCAAAGAAACGGAACAGGGCTTGCAGTATGTCCCTGTTATGCCAGGCGGAGCAGCGCTACCCGTTACAACGCCAACCGGAGAAATTGTTAAGGGTGGCGGAACAAAACCCACTGAAGGACAGTTAAACGCCGCTGGCTATGCAAGCCGCATGATTGAAGCCGAAAGCATTATCGGCCAAGCGCCATCACAAGCGCAGCGCGCAGGAACTATTGCAACCGCGGTTGGCGCAATTCCGCTTGTTGGTGGCGTTGCAGAGCGATCATTGATGACGCCAGCGCAACAACAAGTGCGCCAGGCGCAAGAAGACTGGGTGCGCTCAAAACTTCGTAAGGAATCAGGCGCCGTGATTGGCGATGAAGAGATGGCGCGTGAAATAAAAACTTATTTCCCGCAAATCGGTGATTCGCCAGAAGTGATTGCTCAAAAGTCACGCTCAAGACAGATTGCAATTAACGCCATGAAAACATCCGCTGGCAATGCTATGTCACAGGTTCAAGCCGTTCCGCCACAAGCGCCACCGTCATCAGGAAAGCGTTATAAGTGGGAGAACGGGCGTTTGGTGGAGTATTGATCATGGCAAAAACCGTTGAAATACCAAACATTGGATCGGTTGATTTTCCTGATGACATGGCCAATCAAGACATTGAAAAGGCCATTCGCCAAATAATCGTTGATCGCTCTCCAGTACAACAAGTACTTCAGCAATCTAGGCAAGCGCAACAAGTTTCACCGCCATCGGCTGGCGGCATTGGAAGGCAGTTAGGACTTACAGCAAGAGCCGCCATCACGGGTGCCGCATCACTGCCAACCATGTTTGCAGATCCTTTGGTGGCGCTAATGAATGCAGCGGCAGGGCGCCAAATTGCTACACCGCCATCGCAATCACTTCAAGGATTGCTTACAGCGGCAGGACTGCCGGAGGCAGAAACGCCGCAAGAGCGCATATCGCAAGACGTTGCGCAAGCACTTACTGGCACAGGCGCGCTTGCCGGTGGCGCTCGCTTGGCATCGCAAGCCGTGACATCACCCGTTTCAAGGGAAGTATTAAGGACGCTTGCGACAGACCCGCGAACGCAAGCCATTGCCGCTGGCACAGGCGCCACTGCCGCTAGTCTAGGGCGCGAAGAAGGGCTTGGACCTTTGGCGCAACTAGGCCTTGGCGTTATTGGTTCCGTTGCACCAGGTACAGCGCCAATCGTTGGAAGAAACGTTGCGCAGCGTGCAAGGCAAGTTGTATCGCCATTCACGCAAGAAGGTAGAGAAGTGATTGCCGGTCAAGTGTTGCAACGTGCCGCCACCAATCCTGAGCGCGCACAACAAGCGCTTTTGCGTGCGCAAGAGTATGTGCCTGGCTCACGCCCCATGACTGCTGAAGCGTCCATGGACCCTGGCTTGATGGCGCTGCAAAACCCATTAGCAAAAACGCTTGATGTCCAAAACTTAATTGGTCAACGCATATCAGAAAGCAATGCAGCAAGAATGCAGTTGCTAAACCGTTTATCTGGCGGTGGGCCGGAGGCAATCGCCGCGGCGGAAGCCAAACGTTCAGCGGTTACAGCGCCCATGCGTGAAGCGGCATTCGCCAAATCACTGAATGAATTTGGACCAGTTGCAACAACACCCATCACTGCTGCCGTTAAGAATGTACTGTCTGGCGCAACAGGTAATCGCCAGCCCGTTGAAAAAGCCATGACGTGGTTACGCGGACGCATTGAGAACGCTGGCGATACGCCAGAGCGCATTTACAACGTCCGCAAGGACATTAATGACGCCATATCAGGTGCGCTTGAAAAGTCTGATCCTGGCCTGCGTTTGGCGTCACGCGAATTGATTGCAGTGCGTGATGTTTTGGATGATGTGCTTGAGTCAGCATCGCCAGGATTTAAGGATTACTTGTCGCAATACTCAAAGATGAGTAGGCCCATTGACCAAATGCGTGTGTTGCAAGAAGTTAAAGCGCGCTCAACTATGGCGGCTCCAGACGCAACGACAGGCATGGATATATTCAGCCAGGCCAAGTTACGCCAACAGTTAAGATCACGCGCAGAAGAGCTTAACAAGACGCTCTCAGAGTCACAGGCAAGGCAAGTTGACGATTTGATGCGCGATCTTGATCGTTCAGCATCCATCACATCAGCAGTGGCGCAAAGGCCTGGAAGCGATACATTCAAAAACTTTTCAACCGCCAACTTGATTGGCGCTGTTTTCTCTGACGCGTTGGCGTCCAACACAACGCTTCGCACGCTGGCGCGTCCACTTGATTTTCTTTACAAACTACCTGATGAGCAAATTTCACGCTTGATGGTTGAAGCCATGCTTGATCCAAAGTTGGCGGCTCAAATGATGCAGAAAGCCACCACGATGAGCATCAAGCCCGTTGCGACGCAATTGCGCAGAAAAGCGCGTGAAATTGGTCTTGCACCATACCTTGGTATTGGTGTAGAGTAGAAGCAGGACCTCCCTCCTGTTGGTTCTTCGACCCGCCGCTTGCGGGTCTTTTTTTTGCCGTTCGTCGGAAAAAGGTGGACACTTTCCGTTTTAAGGTGATAAATGGAAAGTTATGAAAAAACTCATTGTTGGCATTGATCCTGGTATCAGCGGTGGCATTGCCACGCTGGACAATAAAAAACTTGTTGATGTGATTGACATGCCATTGGTGCAGCGCCAAGTTGGAAAGGCAGTCAAAAACTTTGTGTCGCCACACGAGCTACACACACATTTGGCGGCACTAACGATTGAGCATGATGTGACCGCTTACATCGAGCAAGTGTCCGCCATGCCTGGCCAAGGTGTCGTTTCGATGTTTAGTTTTGGAAGGTCGCTTGGAAACATCGAAGGCGTGCTTGCATCCTTGCAGATTCCTTATCACTTCGTGCAGCCGCTAACCTGGCAGCGCAAGGTGCGCCTTACAGGCGGCAAGGATGGCGCAAGGGCATTAGCGCAACAAATGTTTCCGCAACATGCGTCGGCGTTCTCGCGCAAAAAGGATGATGGGCGCGCGGATGCCGCTTTGATTGGTCTTTATGGGGTTATGGATGAGCACACAAGAGATTGAAAACCTAAAAGAGTTGTTGCGATACACGCGCACACTTGCCGCGGAAAGCGACAACAAGTTGCGCGTTGCGCGCCAATTCATTGGCCATTTAACGAGTCCTGATGACTATGGTTACGCCATCAGCGATGAAGTGAAGCGTGCAGCGTTGGCAACGCTTGAGAAGATTCGATGAAGCGCGTTTTGGTTATTGGATCGGAAGGTTATGTTGGCAGTCAGTTAGTTGCCAACATTTCCGGCGAAGTCAATGTTGTCACGTGCGATCTGAAGACGGGCATGGATTACTTGGACATGCAAACGTCAGTGCTTGCAGCATTTGATGAGATCTTGTTCTTCGCCGGAACGTCAAACGTTGCTGACGCCAAGATGGAACCGTTACGCGCCATCGCAGAAAACGTTGTGTTTCCACTAAGCCTTCTTGAGCGCATCAAACCGCACACGCGGTTGATTTACGCTTCAACGGGTTCGTTGTTGTCTAAGCGCGACACGTCGCCAAGTGTGATTGCTGATGAGCAGCGCGAAAACGCTTATGACGCCTCCAAGTTGTCATTCGATTTGGCGGCTAAGTATATGGGAAAACGCGTTGTTGGCTTGCGCATGGGAACGGTCAGCGGTTGGTCGCCAAGGATGCGATGGCACTTGATTTTCAATGCGATGAACCGTTCAGCCATAGAGCAAGGCGTCGTACGCGTTACGAATCCAAGCGCCATGCGAAGCATCTTATTCCATGATGATTTGGCGGATCGCATCTTAGAAATCATGGATGACGATCAGGTGCAGGGATTGATTCCTGTTGCTTCTTATTCACTCACTATTGGCGAGCTTGCCCATGAGGTTGCACATGCTCACAAAGTCCCAGTGGCGTTTGGTGAGGATGATGGCACTTATTCGTTCTCGCTCCCGACAATTCCGCAATTGTTCTCACTGGCAGAGCGATGCGAACACTTCAAACGAGCCTATGAAACGAATTACTGAATGTCTTGTCTGCCAGTCACGCGATATGAAAACCATCTTTGACCTTGGCGATCAACCACCGGCAAACGCTTTGCAAGACCACCCAAACACATTCATTCAATGCGCGCAGTTGGCGGCGCAAATGTGCAAAGAATGTACGCACGTTATGCAGAAAGTGGCTTACGACGCCAAAGCGCTGTTTGACAAATACTTGTACGTTAGTGGTACGAGCAACACGCTCAACGAATACTTTGATTGGTTCGCTAGTAACGTGGCGCGTCACTATGAAGACCAAGCTATCTTAGAGATAGCATCGAATGATGGAACGTTATTAAGAAAACTTAAGGACCGAGGTTGCAAGTACGTCGAAGGTGTAGAGCCTGCCAAGAACCTGGTAGCGCAGTCAGCCGCCAAGGGTGTGTATGTCACGCAAGACTATTGGCCATTCGACACAGGCAATCAAAAGTACGGCGTGATCATCGCCATGAACGTGTTGGCGCACAACGATAAGCCGATTGACTTCTTAAAAGGCATTCATGATGCGCTTGAAGATGATGGCGTGGCGTTTATCCAGGTAAGCCAAATGCACATGCTAGATAACGGCGAATACGACACGATTTATCACGAACATTTTTCCTTCTTCACTATCACTTCGTTCAACATTGCCTGCTCGCACGCCAACATGCGTGTGGCGTGGACGCAGTGCGTTAGTGTTCATGGCGGATCAATGCTTGCCGCGGTATGCAAGCGCGATGCTTATCCAGACCCAGAGCGTTTCGAGGAAGGGCGCTGGAACGTAGGAAGCATCAAGCGTTATTCATTTGCTGACGGTGCGCGTTTCACGGATGCCGTAACGCGCAATATTCAATCCATGCGCTCGATCATTAAACAGGCCAAGCGTGATGGTTATGTCGTTGTAATGGTTGGGTGTGCCGCCAAAGCCGTGACGTTGATGCAAGCCGTTAATGATGATCCTCACGTCATTGTGGATGAATCGCCCATGAAGATTGGCAAGTTTCTGCCGAACTCAACACAACAAATCATTGCCTTAAGCAACGTGGCGCAGTTGCGAGAAAAGTGTTTGTTCATCATTGGCGCATGGAATTTCAAAGCCGAACTCATACGAAAGTTGCAAATGCTGCGCAACTTTGAAGATTATGATTCAGTTGTTACCCCGTTTCCACAAACCTATAAGGAACCGCTTTATGGATGAATTCACGATTGACGATCAACAGCCCGAAGCGCCAAAGAAACGCGCCAAGACGGTTAGTGATCTTGAGAGCAAGTATTCACATGCGCTTGAAGATTTGAACGATTGCATTGAAACGCTCAAAGGACTGGAGCAATACGGGCGCTTTCAAGATGCCGTGGTACGCAGACGCGCCATTGATTGCTTGCGACGCATTGGACATTGGCCAGCATGAAGATCATTGTTTCAACAACAGGAAGCCAGTCACTTCACGTCATGAAAAGCAGCGTATTTCATTACGCCAAGGGTGTGCAGTTGTGCGTATGGGACGGGAAACTTGGCAACTTTGGCGATGACTACAACGCAGCTATTGAAGCGTTTGCAGAAGGTGATGATTCGTTCATCATTGCTAACGATGATGTTGTGATCACGCCACAAACCATGTCGTTATTGCTTGATGACGTGGCGGCACTGAGCAAAGTGTGCAAGCGGATTGGTTTTATCGCAGCGCGCTCAGACTTTGTGCGACCACCGCAAAACATCAGAGTACCGCGCAACGAGGGTGACGCGATTGAGATGTGCCGCTGGCGCTCGGAGGATGCCATCAAACCTGTTGACGTGATCAGCCCGATCTTTACTTGGGTGAACGCCAAAGCGATTAAGGATCATCCGTTTCCGCCGATCAACTGGTTTAGTGATGACGTTGTGTGCGCTGACATGGCGGCAGACGGTTACAAGCATTTCGTGTCACGCGCTTATGTGCATCACGCAGGAAGCATGACGGTTGGGCGTGACGCTAAAGCGTTGATCGGTGCAGCCGCACCGTGGATCGTTGAGAACAGGCCGGAATACGCCAAAAAATGGTTTGGGGTGCAATCATGAAAACGCATCGCAGGATTTGCATACTCACAAACACGCATCCGTATGGCGTCACAGAAAACTTTGCCCGCCATATTGCTATCGGGTTTGCGGCACACGGGTTTGAGCCACACATTGTGAACATCATGGCACCGCTTGAGCAGCAATTTCAGGCGATTGGCGCGCTATCCGCCATTGATGAATTGTTTATGATTGGCGCATTGCCGCTAAAGGTAAAAGTTGGTGATGAATACTTGTGGCGCGAAATGGGCAAACGCGGTAAGCGCGTGACCTATTACGTCATTGATTCGTATCACAATGACTTGCGACGTGTGCCTGAAGTGCTTGAGTACGCTAAAGCATCAGACAGAGAGGAGAACCTTTATCACGCGTTTGCGGATTACGAAACAGCTGATGCGCATTTCTTGTGCGGCACTGAGTTGCGCTTTGGCGGATTTCCTGCCGCACCGATTGATCAGGCAGCCATGTACCGTGATCGCTTGCTTGTGTTTGGCGGGATTGGCAACGAGTTAGCGCAGATCAAGGACACGCTTGATGAAACGGTTTCTGAAGTCAGGCGAATTATTGACTTAAAGGATGACTACTTGTTGCTTGGTGATGGTAGTCATTGGGATGTACTGAGCAAGGTGCTAGACATTCGCGGGCAATACGACAGGCTGAATGAAGAAACCTTATTGATTGATGCGTATTGCGCATTGGATGCGGC